TATTCATCTTGGTTAGATAAAAGACTTAACATATTAGTGTAGTCACTACCTACTAGTCCTTGTGAATCTGTAGAACTAATAGCACTATATAAGTTCATAGCTCTACCAGTAGGAATATTTTTACCCGTACCACCCGCGAATGAGCCACCAAGTGAGCCTGATCCTACTACTGGGATAGATCCTGTAAATGCGTTTTTAGCAGTACCACTATTATCTAAATAATCAGGAGTATTACTTACATTTTTTACTCTTACATATCTTGAAGCATTAGGATAAGATCCTGAATATTCAATGTAATTTTCTGTAGAGTTATAATTTAGGGTTTGATCACCAATTACACGAGCAACATAATTGCTTTGTTTTGGATCTAATGATAAGTTAGTAAATGTTTCTAATACTGATTTTGTATTAGTATTATCATCACCTCTTCTAATGATTAAAGAAAAAGTACCTGATGAAGTGTTAGCAGTTGTAACTTCAAATCTAATGTTATCTTTAGAACCACTAACTAAAGCTCCATTACTTAATTCTACATCTGAGAGATTTCTATTGTTAAATTCTAATCCTTTATAAAGGCTTTCTAAGGTAAAAGCTGAACTATTAACAATATCACCTGCATCTAAAGTGATAGTAGCATTTGTACCATTAGGTTTTGTAGCGCCTAAAGATTCTGAGGGAATAGTAATAGTATCTCCGATACTAAATGTACCTTGTTGACTAGTAACTGTAATTGAAGAAATACTTGAGGTATTAGCTAAAGTAATTGAAGCTGTAATAGCATTAGCTCCAGCACTTGAACTTACTCCAGTTAAAGTACCTGCTGAACTACCTGTAGCTCCAGTACCTGAAAAAGATAAAGATCCTAGTAAAGAATCTGTAAATGTTTCAAGAACTCCAGATTCAATTCCTGAAGGGATATTGGCTTCGGCATAACCCCAATCAGTAGCAGCTGATCCGCTTACTACACGAGTTACTAATAATGTGTTACCTCCGTTGCTAAAATAGTTTTGAGCTGCAATTGAGGTAAAGAACGAATATTCGTTACTTCCACTTTCAAAAGTAGTACCAAATCTATTTTGGAAATCCGAGTATGAGGTTACTATTGTAGGGATCTCAATTGGACCCTTAACTGTAGGGCCTACGATAGCAGCTCCGGCTTGTACGGGCTGTTCTGTGATAAAAGACTGGTCATTTTCTCTTGCTAATACACCAGGTGATACTAATGTTTCTGCCATTGTTAAAAAGTATTATTTACTATAAATATTAGAAGAGAAGTTAAAAATTTATTCTGTTTTAATAAATTCTTTAGTCTCCATATTTATAGTACCGTTTCCATATTTTTCTTGTAATTCCTTGCCTATTTCTTCGTTTTTACCCTCTAACTCTTTAAGTTGAGATAAAACTTCTGATTTTTGGTTGGTTAAAAATTGTAACTGGTACTCTACTTGGCCTAAAGCTCCTAATAAAGTGGTTTCTTGATTTTTATGATTTGAAATTGTTTCAAATTCTTGATCAGTTAAAAAAACTTGTTCCATAATAAATATTAAAAAATTGATTAAAACTAAGTATACATATATTAAAGGTAAACTCCTAATTATATTTTATATATTTTTTGTAGTTGTTTCTATTGAGAAAGTAACTGTAGATTTTTCGTTGTATTTTTTAATAGAAGATACATCTTTTTGTACTGTATCGGGTATAATATATCCAAATAAGTTTATATCAAATGTACTCCTTACTGAGCGATATTCACCTTGGCTAATTTCATTTACTGTGTTAAATGAATCAATACGTGATTTAAATTTAAATCTTTCAGGGTCACCCCAATATGAATCTGAAGCATAGTTAATAGCTTCAACTATTTTATTTAGTTGTTCAATGTAATAAGTTTGTATAATTACACTATATTGGATATCAACGTAATCGGGGACAACATTAGCTACAAATTGTTTTGTAGGTTTTCTATTATTTAAGACACTAAAATTAGAGTAGAAATTTTTATCGTTATAGCTCTTTTGAAAAGTAGCGTATACATTAGGATGATTAGCATCTAATTTATTAGTTAAAGTTCTATTTTTAGCTACACTATTTCTTTTAAATACTATAATAGGCATCATAATAGCACCCTTACTATCTCTGTAGTATCCATCTTTTTGTACAGATTTCCATCTTTCGGGAGAACCATAAACTATGGGTACTGGTATTCTTTGTCCGTTTTGATATACAAATGGTCTAATTACATTATCAAAATAATACATTATAGCAGTATCAATATCTTCTAACCCTACTGTAAAATCTTTGTAGTTATCTTCTTTACGAGATAATTTTTCGGATCTATTAAATTTAATTCCTGTTTGGTCAGGACTTACCCTAGTGATAGCAGGTTGGGTAAATGAAGATTGTAGAGTACTAATATCGGCAGTCCAAACATAGGGATTATCATTCCAAATAATATTTAATTGACTCCAAGTTAATTGGACATAATCAAATATTTGTGTAGATAAATTTATATTATCGGAACTAGCAAATATAAATTGATCAGGACTTGAAGGATTAACTAATTCTTGACTAATGTCTTTTTGAGACTTTGGTATGGGTTTTCTATAATCTGGCATTAGAATCTTTCCTTAGTTATAGCTACTTTATCAGCAGGTACGTAATGAGTTTCACAAATAATAGAAATACTAGAACCAAATTTATCTAAACCGGTTTCTAATGGATTATTTCCATTATCATCTGTGTTAGGGTAATCTGGGTTTTTACCTACAAAATATTGGTTAGCATTTGTAGTATCTACCTCGTAGTATCCATTTTGATACATAATAATATCTCCAACTTCAGGAACTAAATTAGCTCCATAATTTTGAGCCGATTGGAAATTTTGGTTGAAATCTTTACCAGCATCTAGTAAATCATCTCTAAAAAATTTAAATGTAATGCCCCATTGGAAATTTACACCTAATTCACTTTCAGGGAATTGTTGGTCTTGTCTTTCAATTAAACAATTTAATAATACAGGAGGATGGTAATATTTTTCTTTAGATGCTTCTCCGTAAATATTTACTTTAGTATCTTCTAAATCATACTTGTAATAAACACATTGTTGAGAAATGATATTCCCCATTAACTCACGGTTAATGTATCTAAAAAAACTTATATCTCTTGCTTCTCCGTATAATGCCATTATCCTATAAAGATTGTCATTGGTACTTTATCTAATTCGTTTTGACGGGCATCGGATTCAGCATTACGTCTTTCAAGTAATGATTGACGTGATGTACCATCAAAATATTCTCTTAAACGAGTAATTAAAGCATCTTTTTCTGCTGTAGCAGCTGATATTAAATCTCCTTGGTTTAAGGATACTTCTGCTCCTGGTATTGGGATTTGGGAGTATTTACCTCTTACATATCCCAACATTTCTTTAGCTAACGCTAAAGTATACTCAAATACCCAACTTCTTCCTACGGAATTTACCGTTTTATATTCAATATTTCTGTAGGGGTATTGGGATATATTAGATACAAGTTTATCGCCAGATTCTACGCTATTTTCAAACCTTTCAGATTTCAAAATGTATTGGAACCAAATACGTCCTCCAGATTCTCCTGAGTCTGGGATTGGGAATATTCGGAGTTTGTTATTAATTAGTTGAAATGAATAGTTTGAGAATAAAACATCTCTATACATTTCTAGTTGTTGGATAGCTTGTAAATCAAAACTTAGGGGCATCATTAAAAATTGGTTACCCCCATAAGCAGTTAAACCAGCTGATTCCCCAAACATAGCAATAGCAGTTCCAGTATATCCTAATCCTCCATAAAAATCAAAGGATGCAGGGTTAGGTTCAAAAAATACTTTTTTAATTTCTACATCACTACCAGAAATTCCTTGTGATGCTGCCCAAACATCTAAATCGTAGTCTTGAACAGAAGAGGTTAGGGCAATAGAACCACTATACCAAGTTACATTACCTCCTACTCCAGCCTCAGAAGCGTATTGTTCTGATAGTTTAATGATAGGACCCATATTAGGGGTAACTAATGTAGTATTAAAATTAGCGGTGGTTCCATCGTAAGAATTTTCAGATCCTTCTATGGATAAATAATCTTCTCTTTGTTTATAAGCGAATAATTCATTTCCGTAAACAGTTACAGCTTGTTCAAAAGCAGTATAAAAATTTGTATCCTGTAATTCTACATTTTCAATAGGATATCCTAAGCGTAAAGCACAAAATTTTGCTACTCTATCTGCATCTTGTTGGAATTGATAATCATTGTCGTAGAATCCAAAGGGTGTATTACCTGGGAAGAAACTACTTGAACCTGCCCAAATCGGAATGTTTGCCATCTCACGTTTTGGTTATAAATATTAGAGAGTTGGTATTTCTACAATATCAAATGTAGAACCTGAGGACATGCTTTCTAATGAGCCTGTAATTTGTTCAGTAACATATAAGAGATATTTATTAAGTACGTTATCTCCATTATTATCTGTTGGAACTAGTGAACTAGTAACATAAAAAGGGAACACAGCAATGTGATTACTTCCAGAAAAATATTGTTCTTGTGAAGGGTACATAAAACAATCTACAGGAGTATCTTGTCCACTTTTTGGTAAATGTAAAACAATTCTAAAATAAGGATCATTATAAGTTCCAAAGTTGTAATTAAAGGGTGAGGTTGATTGAATAGCCATTTTATATAAATTTTTAGTTAATTATAAATATATTAAATTTTTTTAGTATTCATATTTAAATGAATCAAAAAACCATTTTTGGGAATTATAAACCCAATCGTAAGTTAATTGACCTAATATTTCTTTAGAATCATTAGGAAGCATTTTTAAAGTATTTCTAATGGTATGATCTCCATATATTCCGTGTATAGAATCGTTTTCAATTGTTATTTGTGGGATATGTTCAAAGTTATGTTTAAAATAGGGTACATTTAAAAACTTATAAATACTTTGCATTTGAGGAATAGGGTTAGTACATAAATCTTCATATCTAATAAATAAAAAGTTATTAGCAGTCTTATCTAAAATAGATTGGTTTAATTTAGATAAAGCATATCCAATAGGATGACCACTTGCCCAAGTTTGTACTCTTTGTTGAGTAGTTACATTTTGAATCTTAGCATTATCTAATAAACCATCATCATAATCAGGGTTAGCTCTAAATTTTTTTTCCATAGAGGCAAATACTGCTCTTAAATCCCTAACCATAAAAATAATTTTAGGAT